GTCTATGAAATCAGCATTACCCGTGGTCGCAATATCCAGCGCGACCAGTACGAGGCAGGGCAATGCACAGTCAGAGTCTTAGACCCTCTTAGCTACTTTAATCCTCAGAACACAGCCAGCCCTTATTACGGCAAACTTGTACCGCTTCGTAAAGTGCGTGTTTCAGCCACTACAGCCACCACTCAGAAGTATCTATTCTCAGGCTATGCAATCGAGTATCGCTACACCTATCCAGTCAATCAAGATACTGGCTATGTAGATATTGTGTGCCAAGATGCCTTTCGCCTATTTAACATGGCTAATGTCAATACCATCACAGACTCAGGCGCAGGACAGACAACTGGTACACGCATAGGCAAAATACTTAACCAAGTGTCATTCCCTACTTCAATGCGTACAGTAGCGGCAGGTGCTAATACTTGTATTGCTGATCCTGCTACCAACCGCACAAGCCTTGCAGCCATCAAGAACGCAGAGTTCTCTGAGACAGGCGCGTTCTATATGGACACCTCAGGCACAGCCGTCTTTAAGTCTAGAGCGCAGGTCATGGCTTCTCTGGCTGCTTCTCCTACAGCCTTTAATCAATCTGGTGGAATTCCCTACAAGAACCTCAAATATGCCTTTGATGACAAACTCATCATCAACCAAGCCAACTTAGGACGCGTAGGCGGCACAATTCAGGTTGTAACTAATCAGACCTCAGTTGATAAATACTTCCCTCACTCAGTCACGCAGACAGACCTTGTAGCTGAAACAGATACCATCGTCTCTGAGATTGCCAAGGAATACATTGCTACCCGTCAAGAGACAACTATCCGCATTGACGAGATGACAGTTGATCTACTAGACCCTTCAGTTCCAACCGACACAATGCTTGGGTTGGACTACTTTAGCAATCTACTTATTACCAATATTCAGCCAGACGGTTCGACTATTGTCAAGAACCTACAGTTCCAAGGCGTTAATTGGTCAATCACGCCAAACAAGATGACCGTAAATATTACAACGCTTGAGCCAATAGCCGATGGCTTCATCGTTGGAAGCTCGTATTACGGTATAATCGGCACATCTACATTGGGTTACTAGGAGATATAATGGCATCAGGATTACCAGCATCAACAGGCGATATTCTTACGGCCGCTACCGTGAATGGTCTAGTGACCTTTACCGTCAACAGTGACGCAACGGCAGACTACACAGCAGTCTTAGCGGATCAGTACCAAGTCCTAGTTCCTATGAACAAGGCAACAGCCATTGCCTTTAAGATTCCTACGAACGCCTCAGTAGCGTTCCCAGTAGGCACAGCCATCACAATCCTTAACAAAGGCGCAGGCGCGGTAACAATAAGCGCAGTAACTTCAGGCACAACTACAGTCCTTTCAGCTGGCACAGTTGCAGCTTCTCCAACATTGGCTCAATATAAAACAGCGGTTTGCATTAAGACCGCTACAGATGTTTGGCATGTTGCAGGTGGCATTGCATAATGATTGGCGCAATTACAGCAGGATTATTGGGCGGTGCAGGTGTAGCTGCAAAAACAGTTGATTATCTTGTTGTTGCTGGCGGCGGCGGTGCAGGTGGTGGACAAGACGGCGCTGCGGGCGGTGGTGGTGCGGGTGGTTTGCGATCAACAGTTACGGCTACAGGTGGTGGTGGTACTTTAGAAACTGCTTTAACTATAGTTTTGAGTACAAATTATACAGTTACAGTTGGCGCAGGCGGCGCTAGTCTGGGTGCTTCTAGTAATGCGCGTGGCAATAGTGGGTCTAATTCAGTATTTTCTACAGTTACATCAACAGGCGGTGGTGGTGGCGGAGCTGTAAACACAACACAAGGCAACACAGGCGGTTCTGGTGGTGGCTCATATAACAACGCAAGCGGTGGTGCTGGTACTGCAAATCAAGGTTTTGCTGGCGGAGCTGGAGCAAATAGCGTAGGTGGTTCTGGTCGTTATCCTACTGGCGGTGGCGGCGGTGCAAGTGCAGTAGGAGCAAGTGGAACTGGAACTGTTGCTGGCGCAGGTGGAGCAGGTGTAGCAGTTTCCATAACTGGATCATCAGTCACTTATGCAGGTGGTGGTGGTGGGGGATACGGGCGCGAGGTTACTGGTTCTGCTGGAACTGCTGGCGCAGGTGGAGCAGGTGGCGGCGGTGCAGGTAAAGCTGATGCTTCAGCTGGTGTTAGCGGAACTGCAAACACAGGCGGTGGCGGTGGTGGGTCTGGTCAGGCTGGCGCAACCGCCGGTGACGCAGGTGGGGCAGGTGGATCAGGTGTAGTTATCTTGCGTTATTTAACTTCAATGGGAACAATTACTATTGGCGCAGGTTTAACTGGTACTACTGCAACAGACGGTTCATCTAAAGTCACAACAATTACTGCTGGTACTGGAAATGTGAGCTGGGCATAATGGCACATTACGCATTTTTAGACAACTCAAACATAGTCACCGAAGTGATTGTAGGCATTGACGAAACAGAACTTATAGAAGGTTTAGACACAGAAACTTGGTATGGTAATTTTAGAGGACAAGTTTGCAAGCGTACAAGTTACAACAATCGCATCAGGTTTAACTACGCCTCAATCGGCTATACCTATGATGCTATTGATGACGCGTTCATTGCTCCTGCACCATGCGACCATCCAGATTTGACACTTAATAAACTTAAGCGATGGGAGTGCGCTAGCTGTGAAGCCATCATTATGCAAAGCAGGACAACAGCTTAGACTTCAAGTAGATGATAGTTACCCAGACAGAGATCGCACCTCAGACGGCTGGATTGGCGACACTCGTCATCAAGCACGTCCTTCTGACCACAATCCTGATGCAGAAGGTATCGTCCGAGCGATTGATATTGACAGGGATTTATCTGGTAAAGCCAAGCCAGACCTCATGCCTGACCTTGCAGATCAACTACGACTCTGTGCTAAATCTGGCGATAAGAGAATCTCTTACATCATCTTTAATGGAAGAATATCGTCTTCCAAGAAGGCTTGGGCTTGGCGTCCTTACGATGGGATTAATAAGCACAATCATCATTGCCATGTCAGCTTTACCAAAGCGGGCGATACAGATGGCTCGTTCTTTAATATCCCAATGCTAGGAGGCAAGTAATGAATATGAAAAATCCTTATGTAATGTCAGTAGGAGCGTTCTTAGCGGTCTGGGGTACAACCTCAAACTTTTCGCTGGACTATCGCGCAATCCTTGGCTCCCTAGTAGCAGGCGTGTTTGGATACGCAACCCCTAAAAAATGAATCAACAAGACTTTTTCGCGCTTTACATTGCCACGCTTGGCATAATCGGTGGACTATCTGGGTATGTCATTACTCATTTACTCTCTGAAATTAAGCGACTTAACTCGCGTGTCGATGAGATTTACAACATACTTCTTGACCGATAATTATTGACATGGCAAGAACTAAGAAGGTCATTGACCTAGATGCTTACTCAGCTCTAGACCAGTATTGCATTGCTATGCACGTTTATTACACCAGTCTGCGCAAGGCTGGCTTTTCTACTGATATGGCTTTCTGGCTTCTCTTAGATCGTGAGTCCTATCCTGACTGGATTCTGCCAGTCAAGCCCATCGAGAAAATATCGGGTAATCCCTACGAGGACGATGACGAGGACTGATGAAGAAAATCGTAATCCTGAGCGACCTGCAAGTCCCATTCGAGGACATACATGTAACTCAGAACATAGCACGATTCCTCAAGACCTTTAAGCCAGACCAGACAGTTACCATAGGTGACGAGATTGACTTCCAGACGATAAGCAAATGGTCGGAAGGCACGCCTCAAGCCTACGAGCAGACCCTTGGCGATGACCGAGACCAGTGCGTGCAGCTTCTTTGGGAAATGGGCGTTACAGATTGCATACGATCTAACCACACAGACCGTCTTTACAACATAATCATGAAGAAAATCCCTAGCTTCTTATCCTTGCCAGAGCTGCGCTTTGAAAAGTTCATGAAGTTTGACGAGCTAGGAATAACCTTCCACAAGACTCCCATGGCTATTGCTCCTAATTGGATTGCAGTCCATGGAGACCATACGCCTATCAAGCAACTAGGCGGTCTCTCAGCTCTTGAAGCAGCCCGTAGGCATGGCAAGAACGTAATCTCAGGACATACTCACAGAGCAGGCCGTAGCGCCTTCACAGAAGCCTCTGGAGGCCGTATAGGGCGTGTTCTACACGGTGTTGAGGTAGGTAATCTCATGGACTTTAGACAGGCTGGATACGTCAAGGGAACGGCTAATTGGCAGCAAGCCTTTGCCATTATGTATGTCAAAGGTTCTAACGTTCAGGTGGACATAATCCACATTGAGAAGAACGGCACGTTCATTGTTCAAGGCAAGGTCTATGGAAGGGTTCGCTAGGCCAGACTTTGGAGACGAGACTGTGGACGAAATCGTTACCGTTTCGTTATACAAGTTTGGCTTCTGTCAGCTACACCTGATGTAATACTTCTGCCGTACACGAAATACGGCGTACAGAAGGGCTCACATGAACACAGATCATGCACTTATCCTGATGGGATTGGTCGGCATATTTACTGGTTATCTCCTTGGCTATTCCAAGGGACACGAACACGGCAAGATTGCAGGGCGTATTGCCTTACGCAAGACACAGCGTCAGCTCGAGCAGGTTGGTCGATGAGAGCAGATGAACTACTTGCCACAGCAGGCGACACTATCCGTGTCCGCAACCATACTCACGGTGACAGTAAAGACAATATGCGCAGAACCGCAATGCTCTTATCTGCATATCTTGAGACTCCAATACACGACTATCAAGTCGCCATTATCATGCAGCTCGTCAAGATTAGCAGAACGCAAGAGTCCCCATACTTGCTCGACCATTGGCTTGACCTGCTTGGTTACGGAGCTATTGCAGGAGAACTCGCCCTTTCAGAGGAGATTGACTAATGTTTAATTTAGATGATTATGAAACAGTTGAGGAACGCCTAGTTAAGTTTTGGAAGGATCACCCAGATGGACGTATTGACACACGCTTGGTTGAAGCAAGCGCTACACGTTTTATCGTACAGGCTTACATATATAGAACTGAGGTTGATCAACACCCTTGGAGTTCTGGGCTCGCGGAAGAAACGGTACAGGGGCGTGGAGTCAACGCTACTTCAGCTCTCGAAAATTGTGAAACGTCTGCGATTGGTCGTGCGCTCGCATCGGCTGGCTATGCGACAAAGGGAAAGCGTCCTAGCCGTGAGGAGATGCAAAAGGTTGCAAAGTTAACTGTGGTTAAAGAAACCATTGAAGCCACTAAAGCAAAGATGGCAGAAACAGCGGAAGAGTACGTTCCAGTAGCAAAGGCAGATGATCCATGGACAACTTGGGAACACCCAGCACCTCAGACTGTGGAAACAGCAGTCGAGATGGTGAAATCAACACTTGGCGGCACAATGCCAGACGAGAGCTGTATTCATGGGGCTCGAATATGGAAGACTGGTGTGAGTAAAACTGGCAATAAGCCTTGGGGTCATTGGCGTTGTATTGCACAAGTGACTCGAGATATGCCAGGTGGAGAAAAGCCTTGTGATCCTATCTGGTATGAAATTAAGCCAGATGGCACATGGGGAAAGCGTGACAACTAATGGGACACGTTACATTCTTAAATCAAGATGGTGAGTGGGAGCAATTTCCCAATGAAGAACAGCAAGCCAATCTTAGGGCTAACGCAGAACTGTTAGAAGAACTGGGTTACAAGCTAATTTGCCAGTTGTGTAATAAGTTTCCTAGCCGCACACAGATCAGACAACGATACTTGCGTCATGAGTGGACTTGTGAAGACTGTGGCACAGTAAATTCTGCTGGTAAGGCATAACCTAATCTATGTCGCAAAGCAGGAAACACCGAGGCTATCGCACCGAGCGAGTAATCGAATCCTATTTAACTCAATGGTGGGAGAACGCTAGCGTTGGTAGAGGGGCTGGGAAAGATATTCACAACGTGCCTTTCGATTGTGAAATCAAAGCCCGGACAGAGTTCCAGCCTCTTGCATGGTTGAAGCAAGTTACTAAGAGAGCAGGTGGCAAAGAGCTGCCTTTCGTGGTGTGCCGTTGTAATGGCCAAGGAGAAGATGCTGCCGAGTATCTTGCCTTTATGCGGTTTGGTGATTTGGTTCAACTATTGCTTATGTCAGGTTACGGCGATATACAGACAGACTCGGTACAATTAGAACCTGAGAGATGCACACAATGTGGATCGTGGAAGTTGGTTAATGTGCCATGTAGAACGTGTAAGTAATGCCTATTTACGAATTTGAGTGTACCAACGAGGAATGCGAGGCTAACTTGCGCTACGAGAAGGAGTTATCAATCCATGTATTACATACAGTCACTTGCCAGTTCTGCCACAGCTCGATGCAGAAGATTTACTCAGTTCCTAACATTCAATTCAAGGGTGAAGGATTCTATTCAACAGATAAATAGTTATGCACACCTGTGGATAAGTAGGGTACGACACGCACTTAACGCTCAAGTTATCCACATATTTGACAGGCATGATATCCTACAGGCTAGAGCCCTTAAAGGGGCTCACACAGCGCCGCTGAAGCGGGTAGCGCAGTGGGTAGCATTAGGATTCGTGGGAGCTCTATGCTTACCTATGAGTCACGCATCTAGTGGCTCAATAGAAGCTATTAAACCTAAAGACTTTATTCGTATGTCTATGGATCAAAGAGAAGCTCTTTGCCTGATTAAGTTATATGGTAAAGAATCAGCCTTTAACCCTTATGCAATAGGCAACTTATCTGGTAAGTACCATACTTATGGAATACCTCAATTAAAGAACGCACTCATATATGATAAGAGTCCGATTGAACAGGTACGCTATGGGCTTAAGTATATTGATCATAGATATGATGGTGATACATGCAAGGCATGGAGTCATTGGTTACGAAAGGGTTGGCATTGAGTACCAAGCGCAATGACCCTAGACTATCGAGGAAGTATAAAGAGGTTCGATTGCGTAAGTTAGCTGAGGACGGTTGGACTTGCTATTACTGTGGATACGAAGGCAAGGACATGACCATCGATCACATCATTCCAGTGAGCAAAGCACCTGAGTTAGCCATCGAGATGAGCAACATGGTCAGCTGCTGCAAGCCGTGTAACTCAAGCAAGGGCTCACGCTCACAGGGCGTTTTTTTAGAGCGACAGCGTAC